TTATACAAAAGTCCGTTTTGTAAATAGATCATATATCTCATATAATACATAAATAAGATGGATAATTACATACCAAGTCTAGCTTTCATAGTTGACGAAATTAAGTCCGATTTTGCAGAAATTGATAACGCAGAAATTGATAACGCAGAAATTGATAACGCAGAAATTGATAACGCAGAAATTGATAAAGCAGAAATCGATAATGCAAGAAATATTATACTTAGTGGAATCGGTACAGAGTGGCTTGAAATGCTCAATACTGAACCAATTTGTTCAAATTTAAATGAAATAATAAATAAATTATCAAAGATTCAAGGATTTCCCAATACGGGAAACATATTTGAATTTCTAAGATATTTCAAACCACTAGAAACTCGAGTTGTGATATTGTGTGATAATAAAATATTTTCAAACGAATCGGAAAGTTCGAACTTAATTTCTAACGATCGCGATTTAATAAAATGTATCAAGGATTATAATAATATAGAAAAATCTTTACATATAAGTGGTGATTTAAGAACATGGGCAATCCAAAAAGTATTACTACTCAATATACAACTCGTTGTGAATTGCCCAGAGTGGGTTATATTCATTAATATGCTTATAGCTAAATTATGTAAATTACATGTGAGCAATAAGTTGATATTTCTTATGTGGAACCAATTTGCTGAAACAAAAACTATTGATATAGAATCAACAATTCGTTCTATTGGCGATCATCATATATTTAAATCCCCACCCGGCCGACTATTTGAAACATATGATGATTTCGAAAAAACTAATGAAATTCTTAAAATCGCAAATAAACGTATAATATCTTGGAATCCGTCATCTGAAGTAGTTGTATTTACAGATGGCTCATGTTACAACAATGGCAAATCGAATGCAATTGCGGGCTTTGCTATAAAAATATGCGGTGGATCACTGGGAGGTACAACTGTATGCGGGCCGGTATTACCACATCAATATAATTTTATAGATTCATCTGATCCCATTAAAGGATTTGTTGCAAATACCGCAACCTTTGCCAAGCCAAGTAATAATAGAGGGGAATATCTCGCCGCTTGTTGGTGTCTACTTATGCTTCTTAGGAGCTACAATTATGGTACACTAAAACTCGTAACCGATTGTAATTTATTCCGTATGACTATGTTAGAATGGTTACCTAAACGAAAACAAAAAAATACAGTACATGAGTTGAAAAATTTGGATTTAATTAAAATTGCTGATATATTAATGAGTTTGATATCCCAACGAGCTACTTTGATTATTAAGCATGTTAACGCTTCTCATAATAAGAAACTAAAAGGTGGAGCGAGTAAGTATGATGCATTTATGTGGCACGGTAATAATATTGTCGATATAACTGCAAAAAAAGCATGCAAAATGGAAAAAACTAAAATAATTATCAAATAATTATCAAATAATTATCAAATAATTGTATCAAATAATTGTATCAAATAATTGTATCAAATAATTGTATCAAATAATTATCAAATAATTGTATCAAATATTTGTATCGAGCTTCGTATCGAGCTTCGTATCGAGCTTTTTTTTATGGTATAGATGTATTAATATTTAGATTATCATTATGCACAATAATATCTAAAATATTATAACTATAAACTACTATTTATTTTTCAAATATGTTCGGTCCACATGTCCAAAGAGATTTTGCGTCAGGTCCAAGACCGTCTCTATATAAACATATAAAAGTCGCCCAAGAACAAGCTTCTGAATGTGGTTTCCCAATGAAAGCTTTTCAAATTTTTATAGGCGGTCCTCGTAAAAGAGAACTTACAATACGTAATGATGAAATTGAATCATTTGTTAAGAATACTAAGGAACTCTTTGTTGTGGTTCATGGTGCATTTCCAGATTTTCCATGGCACGGTCATGATAAGGCGATACAATTTATTCGTAAAGAATTAAAAGTATGCAAAAAGATTAAAGCTAAAGGGCTTGTAATTCACTTGCCAGCACTCCCCCATAAATATGTATTACAAAATATAAAGGCGTTATTAGTTCCAGGTTCTAAAGTAAAGATATATTTGGAAACACCAGCGGTACGACCAGATAAATCATATTATCATACCCCAAAACTACTTGCGGCACTTTTTAACCAAATTAAAAAAATTGATCCAAATGGACAAATTGGTTTATGTATTGATACGGCACATCTTTGGTCGTGCGGCATCAATTTAACCAAGCGATCATCAGCACAAAATTGGCTTGACGAATTCATTGCATTGGATATAGTATCTAAAGATAATTTAATATTCCACTTAAATGATTCAGACTATGAACTTGGTAACGGTAATGATAAACACGCAGCATTAACTCAAGGAAATATTTGGAAAGAATATTCTCAAATGCCCGAAAAATCCGGACTAGCAGCTTTTCTAGAATTTGCAATTCTGCATAATATTCCTTCGATTTTAGAAAGAAAACCTTTTGATGCAATAGCTGAAGATTATACAATAATGAAGCAAATATCCCCTGAACTTATTTTGTAGAAAAGTAAAATTGAATTAATGTAAAAGTAAAGTATAATTACGAAGAGTAAAAATGAGTACAGGAAATCGTTATGAAAATTTTAATAGTGATTTCGAAAACGAAATAAGCATACTTGGTGATGACGAAGGGGAAAAAAAAGATGGTGATTATTCTACAGATTACGAAAATGGAGATGGAAATGGATGGGATGATTATGATAATGCAATTGGCGTAACTGAGCATAAGTCCGGCGATCAGGAGCCTGGTGATCAGGAGTTCGGCAATCAAGAGCCTGGCGATCAGGAGTTCGATGATCAAGAGCCTAGTGACCAACATTCTTCTTCCCCGAAGTCGGAATACAATTGTAATAATTTTTATAATCAAATCTATAATAATGACTATGATTCATATTCTGGTATGGAAGACCAATTTGGTATGGAAGACCAAATCGATGTAGAAGACCACTTCAAAAATTTTGATTTCTTAGATATCCAAAGCGGGCAGAAAATGACAAAATATCAATCAATTTTGGATAGTAGAAAATCTGATGAAATGATTTTATTAGATGCCCGTATCAAATCTTTAGAATCGGCCTTTAATGAATCAAATAAAAAATATGACAAATTAGTCATATTGGTTAATAATATATTGGTTAATAATATATTGCTCAATCAATCTTCCGGTAAACAATGTGATGCTGAAACGCCTAAATAAAATTAATATGGGGTGATTCTTGATTAAATTATGGTATTTTTTTTTTTGAATTATACTTAAACCTAAATATACTTTATACTGTGACTATACAAAGTGATAATGTCATTAACCCCCTTTGAACGCCTTCGTTTGAAAGTATCAAATATGTTCACATATACTATGGGAATTAATGATGATGAGAATATTGAGACCAATATAGGAATTGAGATTGAAAAGGCACTTCATGATTTTATTACTGAGGTAAATGACCCGTCACCCATGTCATTTAAATCGATTTATATAATTAAGTGCATAAAGTTCCATCAAGCCATGATAAATCAAGAAATTAATCGCGAACTTACTAACTTATCAATTTGTGGAATAATAAGCCGTCAAGGTATTTCGAGAGATCTTATTAATGAGTATCTCGGATCTTCACAAGATAGTATTGATAATCGTCAAATATATCGTGATTTATTTGCAAAAAATCTGGAGGTATATTTTAATAAAAAAATATCACATGTAAAAATAATAAAAATGGCCAATGCAATTGAAGAATCATGTTATCATGCGATTATTCAACATTGTAGACAGTCACACAGTGCGCACTTACGTAGTTGGAAGTCTCAAACATTCATTAATTTGTATTCTACTAGATGTGGTATAGTTAATGCAAATATTGATTGCAATTCATCAATTGTAAAAATAAATGGTACAAATTTGTTAGACAATTTATACTATGGTATATGGCTTCCTTCTCAGATCGGTTATATGTCTTCAGCAGAATTATGTCCAAAGGCAGCTCAGTCCGAAAGGGATGAAATCAAGCTAAGACTAGACCAGCGCGTTATAGTTAAGGAGTCTCGATTATACGAATGTCCAAATTGTCACGGTCGGAAATGTTCTTATCGCGAAGTTCAGACTCGTAGTTCCGACGAACCTGCCGATATATTCTGTATATGCTTAAATGAAGCATGTGGTCACAGATTTAAAGGTAACCATTAAAACTTTGAAAGTTATTTTTTTTTAAAATATTCCAAGCGGACAGCGGACAGAGGACAGAAAACAATTCATAAAGTTTTAATAAATGTATTTATAATGATAGCTTGAGAATCTAAAACCGAACGCACTAATAGATCTTCAGATTCTCGACACATAATTACTACATCATCGGTTACAATAGATGAAGCTAACGATTTGATATTATCAAGGTTGATAGGACACCTAAATGACTCGTTAGATTTAACTAAAGATTCTAGCTTGATCTTAGTGGGATTTTTATATATCTCATGATAAACACAAGAGTTAACTTTGGTAGCTGTAAAATGTAACGGTCGGTCTCCAATCTTTTCAATATTCATTACTTTATTATGGCTCAATGCATCATTGATTGATTTTTTAAATTGTCTCGAAGTTAATGTAAATTTAATTGGATAGGAAGCTAGTGATTTTTCAGAAAGTTGAGATTCACACATAACTAAATCTTCATCTTCCTCATAATTGGACAACATTATCTTATACTGACATTCTTTATCTATCTCAGCATCCCTAAATACAATCAATAAATTATCAGTATCTTCCTCTCTAAAAAGTATAGTGATTTTATGGAAAGTTTTATTAATTGATGAAAATACCTTTTCTGCATTCTCCCGATTCATTGATAACCAGAATGTTTCTTTGCAATAATACCAATTTACGTCTTTACCACTAAAATGTGCTCTTACTTTGCAATTATTTCGATAGTCTCGTGTGAAGTAGGTTATTCCATTAGGGCTGTATCTCATTAGAATATTTCGTGCCTTCAAATTTTTAAAATATGTGAATAAATTTTTAAATGTATTGGGGTCATGATATACAAATTCCATTTTACTCATAGGATCCCTTGGTTCGTTAACTATACCTCGCATAGGCAATGGAGGGGCGGGAGGTTTACTGGGGGGTCGTCCAGGTCCACGTTTCTTTATCGACTCAGAATTAGTTTTTTCTGATTGATTAACTGGTGCAGCTTGTTCTTTTTGTTCTGCCTGCACATCTCCCGCTTGCACATCTCCCGCTTGCACATCTCCCGCTTGCACATCTTCCGCTTGCACATCTTCCGCCACCTTCTCATCTTTCACCGCCCGTCCATCCTCCACTAATTCTGTGACTTTACGCATAATATTTTAATTAAAATATTTAAAGATTTTTTTTCCTTTTCACAAACTAGTTTATGTTTAATTATTATTTTTACTTTAATTTGTAGTTGAAAGTAAAAATAGTTTAAAAGTAAAATTAGGATCTATAGAAGATGCCTTTTCAACAATTTTTTTCCGTTCGGGAGTAAGGGCATTATTAAATACCATCTTCGCAAAATACAAAAATTCAGATAAAGACATTGGGGATGTTTTTGTAATTTGTCGCCTTTCTGTACGACTAATGGCTTTATTAATTCTATTACGCAAAGCATTAGAAATTCTATTTATTTCTCCTATAGTTGTAATCATAAGTTCCTGTCTAGGTGATCTTATAATAGGATTCTTACTTGATGAAATTGTTAGAAATATATTATCAGTAATATCGTTAAATATTATAGAAATACTTTTTTCAATATATGACGGTGTAGAATCATATCCGGCCTTTGGTAACATAATAGAAAGAAGTTCTTTATCAGAATAAATGTTTTCAATTCCTTTAACTTTTATAATATCTTTGAGATTTTGCAATAATTCGTTTTTTATATTACTTTCGTCCATCTTGTAATTATTATTTCCGCCCGAATTCAAATATATATCAAAATTATTCAATATATCTTGACAGTTTGGTATAAACGGGGAACGTGGGTTTTCATCGCAACTAAATAATGAATTTAGAATATTGTTATATTCTGCCAGTCTTGGACGCGGGCCAGAACCGATTGAATTTAATGGAACGTTATCGATATTATGCATCTCCTGATATGACAGACCTCCATCATTTGTTTTAACGATAGTCATCGCGCTACCATATGGGAGATCATTGTATGTAATACCCGCCTGTTTATTACCTATCGAATATTGTTCCATAGTTCTGAATCTCCGAACTAAATTATAATTTAATCCACTCGATGTTGATGCTATAGATCCGTATTTTTTGGCATGTTGAATTGATATAAGCGGATGTATATTAAATCTAGTAGCGTAGTAAGCATTTGGTAACGTAGTATTTATGATAACTGCGGCCGAGTCGGGCGATACTTCTTCAGCCGCAGATTCTACAAAATTGAATGTCAGTCCCATTGCCTGTATTGGGTGCATTTTTTTTTGCTCAATTTCCGTACTTTGGATTGAATGTAATGTATCGATTGGCAATTTCATAATAATTGCGAGATTTTTTTCTATTAATGCACTAATGTCAATACCGCTATTTGAGAACCTTTGTAAAATTAAAGTATGAATCTTAGTAAGAGAGAGTGGTTTATTAGGTACATTATCGTAAAATTCTTGAATTCTATGAAGATTAGCTTCGTTAAATTCGGTAATTCTACAAATTAGAATTTCATTTAGTTCATCATTATATTCGTTAATTTTAATAATGCTTTTATTGCGAAGTTGTGCGGCTTTTGCAGTAGCAGTTATAAGTAGTCTCGTACCAGAACTGAACATAGAATTAACTACTGTATGAATTAAATTTTTATCTAAAACAGCACGAGTTGCAATTTCAATCTTATCCCAGATAGTAGCAAAATTTACATAGATTTTATAAAAATTATTAATTGATTCAACTCTTTCCTCAGTGTCATCATCGATATTAGGAAATAAAAATTCCTTTTTAATATATTTCATTGCATTAATATATTGTATCCTCAATCTATTAAATGAACCACTTGCAATACTGTCAACCATTTTAATTATTCTAGATATACTTTCGATATTTTCATTTAAAATTGCAAACCATTTTTCTATAATAATAAATATTTGATTACTTTTTTCTTTATTAGTATTTACTTCGTCATGAATGTCTTCCATATTGAACACGTTAGCTATGTTATTATATAATTAATAAATTTGTTCATATTATCTTGTAAAATAAAATCATGACCGAAAATACAAAATGGTACTCAGTAAATCCCACTATTCGTGGTGGAGTAGTCAGAGAAGAAAACACACAAGAACCATTATTCGGAAGGCAACCGGAAACTATATCAAATTTAAATGAAAAATCTGAAAATGATAGTTTTTGGGTTAGAAATAAAATGATTATTATCATTTCGGTTATTATTGTTATCCTTATCCTTGTCGTTCTATATATGTATTTTGCATCGGAAGCTGATAAACCGAATGAAAGTAAAAAACAAAAAATGGGGGGAGGTAAAGATGTTTTAAAAAATAGTAAAGAGTCTGAAGTCATGAAAGGTATAAACAGGGATGAGTTAAATAAACTAAGGTCTATGCGTAGACAACAACTGTTTCGCAACACTTCGGATACGGTTGAAAATAAAACAAAGGAAAATTTATATGAATCACCTAAATATGAATATAAAGAAGGTCTCCCGACGAAGGGAAGTAATGCAAAAACACTTCCTAGCGATGATAATAGCGGGCAGGGTCCGAGCGATGATAATAGCGGGCAGGACCAGAACGAAGATAATAGCGGGCAGGGTCCGAGCGATGATAATAGTGGGCAGGACCAGAACGAAGATAATAGCGGACATGACCAGAACGAAGATAATAGCGGACATGACCAGAACGAAGATAATAGCGGACATGACCAGAACGGAGATAATAGTGGACATGACCAGAACGAAGATAATAAAGAAGGAAATCCGGATGATGAAAATGATAATACTCCACTAAGTGGCGATGAAAGTGACATTGGACATTTATTAGCTACGATTTCAGATTAATAAATATTAGTTTTTTTTTCATTTTTTATAATAGCTAGAAAGTGTTATTATAGCCTATTAAAAGATACTCCTATTAGAGTAAAGAATTATATGTATATAAGATAAAAGGGTTATACTTAGATAAAATAACTAAAAACAAATGTCAACAAATTGCGCAGAATCAAAAACCCAACCCCCAAAGAAGGTACGTATTGTTGCTTCTGATGTATTGAAAATCTCAATTTCATCTGCCCGCTGTACATCTCATTTACGAGAAAATATTGTAGATTCTAATTTGAGTAATGAACTAAAAGAACTAAAAACTCAACGTAAAGAATATCAAGATGGTGTTCCTGAAGAGCTCGAGTCGAGAATCAAAAAATTATCAAGTCGTATAATTCGTCTCAAGAAGACAACTCCAATTTATGTAGCATCTGTATTGGATTTTGCGGTTAAGGATATTATTCGCCATTTAATGGATAATACTATTCAGAATAAGCGCAAGATTGTTGATATTCCATTTATCTATTCCGATAATTTACCCAAACTAAAAACATATGCTATTTGGAATCATCTACCGGTATTGATGAAGTACTCTGAAAATACTACGGGATTCGATGAAGTTGATAATTCAGATAATAATTTCAGAACATATGTAACCAATGCATTTAATGCAGTAAAAAATAGCGATACAAAATACAATCAAATGCGTATTAGCAAAAATATTAAAGAATATTTGTCTCTTCTAGTTAAAGAGCATATCGAAGAAATAGTTAAATTATCAAGGGAACTTATCTTTGGGTTGAACACCCCACATACATTGAGTCCGAATCATATAAAAACGGTAATTCGGATGATGATGGTACTCGGACATACGGATCAGAACGATCAGGATGAATTACTTACGTTTGCCGATAATAAATTGGATGAATTTTATAATTTCCAAGTTAGCCATTCGGCTGATAAGTTGGATGACGAAGAAGATGAAGATGAAGACGACGAAGACAAATAATTAACAAAAAATATTTATGAAAGTAGCATTGGCTATAATTTCATATTTTTTTTTAGGTTATTTATTTCGGTCTTGGCAACATTCCGATGTTATAATATTCATAAATTCATGCACAAAATTATTAACATCATTAATGGATGAAGTATCGCCAAATGAAATTCGTAAAGTTCCAGGGTATAATTCTTTGGGTACATCCATAGCATATAATACATGCGATGCTTTATCGTCATTAATATTACAAGCACTACCAATACTAACTATAATATTCTTTTTTGATAAATATTCCCGCATGCTTGAATTGCATATATTGGGTTTGAGAACTGATAGTAAGAGTGTATTTGGTAATACTTTGTGCATCTGCTTAGGAGATAACCAGACGATAACTGGTTTATTTAATGCTTGTAAATTTAGAATCTTATCCAATATTTCTAATCGTTCAATCTGGCCGTTTTTTGCTGACATTGCTGAATTATAATCTTCTAAATATAATGAAAATACTCGCGAGCTTATTTTCTGCTTAACAGAGTCGCGTAAATTTCGCACAAATATATTTTTTTCTTTACGACCCATACGATTAACTTTAAAAGCTGCAAATGATCCTGCAATAGCAGGTAAATTTTCAGTACCTCCTCTAAGACCACTATTCTGAGTACCACATATGTGTGGCGATAACTCATATCCTTCAACTAATAATTTTGAAATAATTAATAATCCGCAACCTAATGGGCCATTTATTTTATGCATTGAAATACTTAATGCATCAACATTATGAATAATTGGTTTAATAATAGACTTTCCGAATATTTGAACAGCATCTGTATGAAATGGTATATTTTGTGCATGTGCCAATTCTCCAATCCGTTGTATATTATTAATTGCCCCAGTTTCATTATTAGCAGACATGCAAGTTATTATACAAGTATTGGAACGAATCTCGCGAGCAATTGATTCTGGATCAATAAGTCCATTAATCATAGGTTTTACAATAGTTAATGTAGCTAGTTGATCCCTCTCTAGTAATTCGCAACATTTTATTATAGATTTATGTTCGATTGCCGTAGATATAATATGGGGCATATTACCAGTCTTCATTGCATAAGAACGTGCTGCTGATGTTAATATATGCGAATTACTCTCACTAGCCCCCGAAGTGAATAATATTTCCCACTCATTCTGGTCAATTTCACATTCTTTAGCAATAAATGATCGAAATGAATTCATAAGTTTCTGTGATTCTGAAGCGGAACTGTAAATAGAAGATGGATTACCACGATTAAACCATCTATTAATAACACCAATTGTTTTTTCGGACATAAGTGTTGTCCCATTAGCATCCAGATACGTAACTAATTTTTTATTAGGTGATGATACAAAACTCATTCTATTACAAAAAGATTATATAGTATATATCATTGCCAAATTTTAATTATATCATAATAAAAAAAGTACACAAATGCAGATTTGATAATAAGAATGTATTTTTAGGCCATAATATTACAACCCAACTTCATTCTCAATCTGATATAGTTGTAAATTACAAGTGCGGCCAATTCTGTGAGCTCGTGCTATAGCTTGGTTGCGAATCGAAATATTCATAATTTTATGAGTCAATACTTGATGGGTAACAAATGGTAAATGCATACCTGCGCAATCTTCAGATGCCGTAACAATCATTGCAATAATATTTGGATCATCTTTAAACTGATTTTTTATTCTCGTCTTAGATATTCTAGACCCATGTAATACCAAATTATTAAAGCCAAATCTTGTCAATTCTTCAGAAATTTTACGAGAGGTTTCCGAATATACCCCAAATATTAACCACTTTTTTGGTGCATCATCAGCCAAAGGGATATCATTCTTTCCGTTTATAAGTTGTGAAACATTGATGTCATATTCTTCATTGGATATACAATTGACTGTTTCGCCCCTCATAAGTTGAAGCAAAGCTCTTATGCGTAGATCACCCACTTGATCAAATTGCGAAATTGGGAGTTTATTATCATCTCCGGAAATATTACCTTCTTCTAACATAATTGATGAATTTAATATATTTTCAGAATCTTCAAGTAAATCTTCAAGATCAAAATCTTTACTTAGGTATATTAGACTATTCTTGGGATCAACTTTGACTGCACAATTTGGGCATGTTTTGATGAATGATTTTATAGTACATGAACGATTCTCATAAATGCAATCTTCACAAATCAATACTTGGCAGCAATTAATTATATAACACCCACCTTCGAATGGGACAGTACAAGATTGACACCCCTCTTCTGCAATATTATCCCGCATCCGTTTTAAAGATTGGTCAATTTTATTACGTTTTGAAATCGCCATATTAATAACGTGGGTTAATGTCTTCGAAGTGAATTCTAGATGAGAAATTGGTTTACACTCTTTAGTTCCTTTCCATAATGAAATTGCCCATTTATTTTCATCATATTTAGTGCCTACATCCCGAGAAGGATTTAAATCTTTAAATTGTGTAATCATCCGACTATATATTCTAAACTTTTTTAAACGGTCCTTAAGTACAGCTTTCACTACATCAGTGATTGATTCGGCTTCTATACCAAGCCTAGAAGCAGCAGTTTGATGAGCACCCGAACTCAACATTTCGACAATATCATCAGGGACTCCTAAATTATGTAAATGTCGAATCATTTGCCCGCCAGGGACTACAATTTTCCTTGTGGAAAGGCGAGTACCATTTATAAATTTGTTTACAAATTTCTGTTCACATCTCAAATTTAAAGGACCGTATAAAACATTATCAAGGACGCTAGAAATATATGGTAAATTAGTGAGATGATTTTGCAAAAAACTCTCGATATTAGAAGTAGAAATAGAATTTATTGATACTGTCCGTTGCTTACGGGTTGCAGAAATTAGCCATGTAAAATGTGCTGGAATATACATGTCCATACATGTCAGATTAATTGTATCAAAATCATCCACAATTACACGAGCCCAAATACAACCTTCAGTAACCAAACCGAGTGCCTCAACCATGGGTCTCTGTTTTGGCATATATTTAGGGTTGTATGGGGATTCGCCAGGAATGCGAAAATTATTTGTCACCTTACCAACTTTCACAAGTACGAATTGAATTTCTCCAAGTTTATTACTGTGGAAATCATTATAGAATTTCTTTAGGGAAAATACATTATCTACAATGAACCACCCATAATCTGTGAATTTTTGTATATTATTAATCCATTCAGAAAGAACACTAGATGCGGCTATTACCAGTGTATATTTTAATGATCTTCTATATTTCACTTGCATGCTTGGAAATACACCGAATCCCTTACTTCGAAAATCGTAACTATTTTTTAATTTGATTTGTGAACGGGAATTTGTTGAGTATTCCAAAACTTTAGTCTCGCATTTTTGCGTATGGTTAATAGAATTCTTTACACGAGGAGCATTTCTCATTAAAGGGTGATTAAGTTCCATTGGAAATACCTTAGGTATTGGAGATTTGCACACAAGAGACAACATAAGAACGGTTTTTCCAAAAGAAAATTGGGCTGATATTAATGCTTTATTAAATGTCAATAATTTATCACCGATTTTAATAGATTGTCTTCTTTCAATATTAAGCATGGCATGGAGCATAGTTTGTTGAGGTGCAAATAGGGTACCTTTAAATCCTTCGGGGGTTGGTTCTCTCAGATATTCTTCGGTGAGTAGTTTGGGGTATAAAATATCATGCTCTAATTCTATCCAGTTTAATAATTGTTCGCAGGCGGTATCATAGCAAGATTGGTTCTTTGATTCGGTAGCCATACTGGTTGAACTATATTAAAATACTTATGTTTTCAATTATAAGTAGTAGTCTTATAAATTCAATTTAAGTTATACCATAAAAAAATATACAGAACGGTAATGCATAAGACTTATACAGCAAAACGCAAGCTCACAGAATCGCCCTTTCTAGTTAGAAAATTTAGAGCACTAGTTGTAATAATAACTTCGGCAGGTTTATCCTGACTTACTGTACTACTTTTAATCTCAAGATGTGTCTCGCGACTCGCAGAAAGGTTAAAATAACCAGATGGTTGAAATTTTCCAGGAAACATGCAGAATGGAATGAAATACGCTGACTTATCTGAGGGAGAGTATATTTTTGTTGAACCCATGTACCGATTAGGAAGGTAGCAGTTATAGAATGATCCAGCTCTTTCAGAGAACAATTTAATACCCGCTCCCGTAGTCAAAGCTAAAGAGTCTACCATTTCATTTAAAGTAGAGGATACTGTTTCTACACCTTCGCGACATGCTAACTGACAAACACCGTTGCCGGTAGTAGTATTCCAATACATTGTTGGAATAAAAAGTTTCGTATTATCTGATCGAATTGGAGGAGTACCCATAAGAGCCCATTGATCTAGATGATTAGCGTTGTTCGGGTCACGGATTCCGACAAATAGGTATTCGCATGGATACTTTAGATTAATCTTCACACTAGTGTTGTTGGTAGAAATAGTTGAAACTTGTCTACGATGGACACGCATAAGAGTGAAACCGATTCTTGATGATAGAATGTCATGAATTTCAGGATTAACATAAAGAGTATTTACATGAAGGGTGATATTGACACGGTGGTCAGCTAAGAGGGATTGATCACCTGTAGCAATGCCTGTTACGGGATCAACAACCGCAATCATTTCGGAAAGATCGGCCAATTTAGCTGATATGGTTCTTTGGGTATTAGGAATTAGATCATTGGGAAGGGCCTGACTGGGGTCAGAACATAGCCATAAATGAAGAGGAACCCACATTTCCAATTTTGGATGAAATTTCTTAGGAGTTTGTGCTCCATCTTTATAGGTAAGGCATTGTGTATATCCCTGTAGTGATGGAGATTCTCCTTGTTTAATATTCTGCTGCCCTAATGAACAATTCCAACCCTCTTCGTAATCCTTACTAATTTTAAATTTATCATGAAGTAAAACTTCATCCCTAGTGTAATCATCGATAGTAACTCCGCCGGATTTAAATTCAACATATTTGAAAAGTCGAATCCCAGGAAGTGAACAGTAGCGGTAATTAGCAGTCCCTGCAGCATCACCCAGTGGTTCAAATACGACATGAAAACACATATCAGAAAGGAAGTGCCCAAATATAGGAAGTGTGAAGGACAGTGTGGGATTAGCACCATTACTTAGTTTGCGACTACCCACACCACTAGCGTTGACGATACTATATTCAGATGCAGTCTTGACATATGGGCGATATATTTTTCGCATATAGAAAATATGACTAGTATTGATATCTGAAGATGCCGGTTGTACATTTACATGAACCTTTGCCTTTTCATAAAGGCGTCTTTTATCACAACGCTGATCTTTCAACAATTCAACATTATATTTATCAATATATTCACGATTGAATTTTTGGCGGTCTGTTCGCAAATTAGCTAGTCTTGTTCTCAAGAAATCAGTGGCCGTTAGGAAGGCATCGTATCGATCATCACGCGTAACTAAGTTGTATACGGCACCTTGGGACATATTTTATTATAACAATAAAGTTATTTATCTACTTAAGTTTCCGAATGGAGTATATCTCTAGGAAGTATATGTTCAAACGATTTTATTTTTTATTTTTAGTAAACTAATTTATAATAAGTTTCTTCCAAAGTATTATAGAATGAAAAAAAAACATTTGATACGATAGTAAAATGATACGATGAGCTGCTTTACAATATAATAATTTGGACATATACTTAAATTATTTATTATAATAAGGTAATTATGAAAAAGATAATAGCATGGGTGGATAATAGGGGGTTTAGTATTTCGAAGTCTAAGTTTGAAAAAAAATGTGGAAGTATCTCTAAGTTAACAAATAAACTCACAATAACAAAATATTCACATATTAAAAATATAAGACCTAAAGAAGTTCATGCATTCAAATGGGAAGATGCAAATGGAAATGATCTAAGACCGAAAGGAGAATATTTGAGATTACCGATATGTAAATTGGAATATTTTATGAATAATAAAATTACCGATAATATAAAATGGGCAGGTGGAGAAAAGTTAAGCGAACCTAGAATTGTAAGTAATTATAATTGTCATATTAATCAACCGCTTTACGATTATCAAGAAGTTGCAGTTAATTATATATGCGAAAATAGATTTTCGAACGAATCGGTTAAAAACAAAAAATCGCAAGCGTATCTGGAGATGGATACAGGATTAGGTAAAACAAGAACAGCAGGTGGATGTATTGCTAAAATGAAAGTACCAACTTTAATAGTAGTACCTACGGAAGCTATACGAGAACAGGTAATGGATGAACTCAATGCAATGA